TTGGCAAAATAGGTGCTATGCTAACTACGCTGTCGTTCGAGCAAGCTCGCTATATTGGAGTTGATGCCGAAGGACCATACAAATCAGAAACATATCGCTACTAGAGGACACACATGGACACACGCACATTCACAGCCGAACAAAAAGCCAAACTCACACAGATGGTAAACGAGGGCATGCAGGTCATGCACGAAGTAGAGACTCTCAACGGGGGCCTGGCAGATACTATCAAGGCCGTGGCAGAAGAGCTAGAGATCAAGCCAAATGTGCTCAAGAAAGCTATCCGCCTGGCACACAAGGCTGAATTTGGCAAGGAACAACAGGATCATGCCCTGCTGGAGACCATCCTGACCACAGTTGGCAAAACGCTATAAGTAATTTCGTACCAATCGACTCGCTGGCGCAACCAGCATGAATCAAGGCAAACCGGCCATAAACGGAGAATATCATCAGCTACATCGACAGTCTGTTTGATCGCGAACGAGATCGCATACACATCGTAGGACGCCGCGATGGCGAACGCTACTACGAAGAACATCCAGCCAACTACATCTTCTACTACGATGATCCTCGGGGCAAGTTTCGATCGATCTTTGGCACACCTGTGGCCCGGTTCTCCACACGCAACTCCAAGGAATTCCGCAAAGAGATGGCCATACAGAAAGGTAAGACCCTGTATGAAGCCGACATCAATCCCATATTCCGGTGCTTGGAGGAGAACTACAAAGGCCAAGACGCTCCTCGGTTACACACAGCATTCTTTGACATCGAAGTAGATTTTGATCCTGAGCGTGGATTCTCGCGTCCTGAAGACCCTTTCAACGCCATCACGGCCATATCGGTATATCTAGATTGGCTGGATCAGTTGGTCACACTGGTGAGACCGCCCAGGCACATGAGCAAGGAAACCGCGGCCGAAATCGCTGCTGAATTCCCCAATACTTTCGTGTTCTGGGAAGAAAGCGATCTGCTGGACACCTTCCTGAATCTCATACAAGATGCAGATGTATTGAGTGGGTGGAACTCAGAAGGTTACGACATCCCCTATACCATACAGCGCACCACGCGAGTGCTGAGCAAAGATGATACCCGGCGTTTCTGCCTGTGGGATCAGATGCCCAAGCAGCGAACCTTTGAAAGATTCGGCGCCGAAAATATCACGTTCGATCTCATCGGCCGTGTGCATCTAGACTACATGCAGCTCTACCGTAAGTATACCTACGAAGAACGCCACAGCTACAGCCTGGATGCCATCCTAGAGTATGAAGATCTGGGAGGCAAGACCAAATTCGAAGGCACCCTAGATCAACTCTATAACCAGAACTGGAGGACCTTCATCGAATATAACCGCCAGGATGTGCGAGGACTGGCCGACATCGATCGCAAGCTGAGATTCCTGGATCTTGCCAATACCCTGGCGCATGAAAACACAGTGCTGTTGCCCACTACCATGGGGGCGGTGGCCGTGACAGAGCAGGCCATCATTAATGAGGCGCATGAGCGAGGCATGGTGGTTCCCGTGCGGAAAGAGCGCCTCACTGACGAGGACACACAGGCCGCAGGGGCATATGTGGCCACGCCCAAGAAAGGCATGCACGACTGGGTAGGATCTATCGATATCAACAGCCTGTATCCTTCCGCCATCCGGGCGCTCAACATGGGCCCCGAGACCATCGTGGGCCAACTCAGGCCCATTATGACCGATCGTTATATACAAGACAAGCAACGAGGTGGTGCCAGTTTCGCCGCAGCCTGGGAAGGACTGTTTGGCACCCTGGAATACACAGCCGTGATGGAGCAACACCGCGGTACAGAGATAACCATAGACTGGCAGGATGGTGCAGAATCGGTGCACTCGGCCGCGGAAGTATGGCGAATGATATTTGATTCTAACCAACCCTGGATGCTCACGGCCAATGGAACCATATTCACCTATGAGACAGAAGCTGTGATTCCTGGCCTGCTCAAACGCTGGTATGCCGAACGAAAAGACATGCAAAAAAGGCTCAAAGAATGCACGTCCAAAGAAGATGAAGAATATTGGGACAAACGCCAGTTGGTCAAGAAGATCAATTTGAACAGTCTTTACGGTGCGATCTTGAACCCTGGCTGTCGTTTCTTTGACAAGAGAATTGGTCAATCCACCACCCTCACAGGCCGTGCCATCGCGCAACACATGGATGCCTGTGTGAACGAATGTATCACGGGAAAGTACGATCATGTGGGCGAAGCTATCATATATGGCGACACAGATTCGTGTTATTTCAGTGCATGGCCTGCATTGAAAAAAGAGGTGGAACAGGGTCGCATGGAATGGTCCAAAGAAACCTGTATCGCTCTTTACAACAGCATCGCCGAACAAGTGAACCAGAGTTTTCCGGGATTCATGGAACGTGCTTTCCATGTGCCTCGAGAGATGGCTGAAGTCATACGCGGTGGACGAGAAGTGGTAGCATCTCGAGGATTGTTCATAACCAAAAAACGCTATGCTGTGATGATCATCGACAAGGAAGGACGCCGTGTAGATGTGAACGGCAGCCCTGGCAAGGTCAAGGCCATGGGGCTGGATCTCAAAAGATCTGACACACCTAAGGTAATCCAAGACTTCCTAAGCACCGTGCTGGATGATGTGCTCACAGGGGCTGAAAAAGACAGCGTGGTAGAAAAAATCCGAGAGTTCAAATATGCTTTTGCTGAAAGACCAGGATGGGAAAAAGGCAGCCCCAAACGCATTAACAATCTCACTCAGTATGTGAAAAAAGAACAACGCGAAGGCCGTGCCAACATGCCCGGACACGTGAGAGCGGGCATGAACTGGAATACCATGCGACGCATGAATGGTGATAACTATTCCATGCAGATCGTGGATGGAATGAAGGCCATCGTGTGCAAGCTGCGGTCCAATGCTCTGGGTTGGACGTCTATCGCATATCCCACCGATGAACTGCATCTGCCGCAATGGTTCCGCGAGCTACCATTTGATGACACCGATATGGAGGCCACAGTGGTGGACCAAAAGATAGACAATCTCCTTGGCGTGTTGGATTGGGATCTCGCATCTAGCACCAACACAGAAAATACCTTCCAGAATCTGTTTGATTTCCAATGAAACTCAGTAACCTGGTGCGCCTTCTCAACAACATCGATCAACAACCGCGACCCGATGGCAACGTTATATGCCAGCGAGAACTAGGCGAATTGGTACGCACTGTGAAAGAAGGGCAACCACAGCTGCCGGGTTGCATCGCCAATCTCGAGCAGGATTACCTGGCAATCAAACAACTTTTAGATCAATTTTGCGACCATGTGTCTCACACTCGCCAGGAGATCCAGCAACTGATAGAGGCCATGCAGCCCAGTTATTTTTCGTCCAGCTATCGATTGCATGACGAAGCCATGGTCAATGACACTGATCAGCACATACTAGACAGGAAACCTACGCTGAGAGATGAAGTGGAAAAATATATTGCAGCCCGCATAGGCCTGCACAGCGACTGGCATCATGCTGCGCTGGTGATCCGGCCTGGCGGTGGAGAATGGTTAGAGTGGATGGTGGGCTCCGACCCGTTGTACCTCGCAGACATCCGCTCCAGCCTCCTGGAGCCCTCCATACGCCAATTCACTCCAGAATATCAGCGCCGGCTCCGGTCTTATGTGCTGAGAGAAAACGACAGCGAAGGGCGAGTGCTGAGAGATATGCCAGACGGACAGTTTGGATTTTGTGTGGCCGTAAACTTTTTCCATTACAAACCTTTTGAGATCATCAGGCTCTATCTCGCTGAGATTTATCGCAAGCTCAAGCCCGGTGGAGTGTTGGCTTTCACATACAACGATTGCGATCTCTGGGGCGGAGTAGAGCTGGCCGAAAGATCTTTCATGTGCTATACACCCGGCGGCTTGCTGCGTAGCCTTTGTGAAAGCCTGGGCTTTGAAATCTCCCAACACTATCTCATAGATCACTCAAATACCTGGTTAGAGATGCGCCGGCCTGGGGCGCTGACCAGCCTAAGAGGTGGACAGAGCTTGGCCAAAATTGTTGCAAATCAGTAAAACGATCTATATAGTGATATCAACCAACGGAGAAACCCATGAGAGACCATTTGCTGGACCTAGTAGAACACACGCATGACCTTGGCTGTATCGACCTTGTGAAAATCACCGGCACTGCCAAAGAAACCGTGATCGATGGCATAGCCGAGGACCGTTCGGTAGTGGTGCAGGGACGATTCCTCGCCCCGGTGGCGGATTTCATCGGCACATTTGGCATGCCAAATCTCACCAAACTCAAGATCTTGCTGAACTTAGCAGAGTATCGCGAGTCGGCTGAGATCACGGTGCGACGTCAAGACCGCAACGGTGAGCAGGCTCCTGTGGGTTTGCATTTCAAAAATGCTACCGGAGACTTCAAAAACGACTACAGATTCATGACCTCTGAGATCGTAGCAGAAAAACTCAAAACCGCCAAGTTTCGTGGTGCCAACTGGAACATAGAGTTTGAACCTACCATCGCCGGTATCCAGCGCCTCAAGATGCAGGCCCAGGCCAACGCAGAAGAATCCACATTCCAGACCAAGACTGACGCCGGGGATCTCAAATTCATTTTTGGTGATCATAGCACGCATGCCGGCGAATTCGTTTTCCATCCTGGGGTCACCGGTGAACTCAAACGCGCATGGGCCTGGCCAGTAAAGCAGGTCATTTCTATCATGGATCTCACTGGGGACAAGATCGTGAAGATATCAGACGACGGTGCGGCAATGATCACGGTGAATTCTGGCATCGCAGAATACAACTATATCCTACCAGCCCAAAGCAAGTGATCGAGCAGGACGATCTCACAGCCAAGCAGCAAGATTTTGCCATCTTTCTGCCAGCCATCAGTTCGTTCTACGCTTCCTA